TGAACAGTTCTGCTTTGTCCAGCTTGTGGTGAACCCCGTTGTATTAACCAACATATTCGCAGGCGCCCACACCAATTGCCCCTGTGCGTTAAACATCGTCGCGTTCCCAGTCCGAACACCCGAAAATGGAAACGCCGTTTCGCCATCAGCGCTGTTGTAATACCGCTGATTGGCGTAGTCATGCACTAAAGAAGGTGCAACACGGTTTAAGAACAAATCCGAAGAATTGTACCATTCACGCCATAGCCGTCTTACCATACCTTCGTTAGACATATTACACCTTCACGTATGTACCGGGGTTAATAATTAAATCGCCACCTACAGCACTTTCAGCAATGTGCGTATAATGTGTAAATCCCTGAATGCCGATATCATAGGCCTCGCCAGCAGGTATCGCGAAATCTGTTGTCGTTGTCGCCGCGCCAGCAGACGCACCACCTAAACGAATAAAGACATTAACCGTTTTCGTATTATAAAAACGGGCAACATCAATACTGTCATCCGTAATCCCAAGAGAGATTGCCGCAGATGAGGTTGCCCCCGGCGTTACACGTTGACCTCCACCTGGTACAGGGCGGAAACATTCTTTAGATGCTGTCATAATTTTGTCCTTTCATGTTTGATAATAGTCTAGCGTAATCTTCTGGATTTTTACACTCTTTTGCAGTCTTTGCCCGGCCTAAAATCTCTTCAATTAAAGAATTTTGGCCTTCACGGGCGAAACCATGAGCACAAGCCGCATCCATACCGCCAGGACCGCGTGCAATACTTGACATCCAAGTTGGTGACCGGAGTATGCTTTGCATCCATTCGGCCAGCATTTTCCCGTCATCCGTATCAAAGACACGCGCGATTGCGGCAGATAGCTTATATTCTTCTCCCGCGCGTTTATCAAAGAACTCCTTGGCATCTTTTGAGATACCAGGTTGTAGTTCTTGAAACCCTAAAGGGTCGTATGGGTGCGATCCGCTTGCCATGGGTACGACGTTTGTCATTGTTGTGGTGCCCCTTGTTGTTGTTGCGCCTGCATATTCGCCATGATTTGGGCGATAAGTTTCTGTAATTCTTCTTTTTCACCCGCATCACGTAACAATTCAGGCGGCCCGCCCAGAGTGTCTTGCAGGTATTGCGGGATCTTCTCAACGTCATACGACATCATAGCCAGTTCAGGGCTGATATTTGACACCATCGAGAAGTTTTCAAAGAACCGTTGCACGTCTGCCATGGCTTGAGATTGGGCGACAGGCGAAACAACCTGGATCCGTAACAGGAAATTGTCGATATTGAACCCAGGGGGCAGTTTCAACAGGCCCTTGCGTTCAAGGATCTCGATAACCCTACGGAAGAATGGGTTCACAAATTCACGTATCGCGCGACCATAAGCCGCCCCGATATCTGTCGAGAAGTCTTTTAACCGTTGCGCAATCTCATAGGCTGTCTTTGGAGACCCTTTGTCATCGGGCAGACGGTTGTCCAACATGACCTTTTTGATATTATCTCTCATGTATTCCATGAAGAACTCTTGCACCTGGAAGTTACCAGATACAGGGAGAGCGGCAATAGACGGCCCATTGGGTCCACCGTTGCGCTCTACAGGGATGAATGACCCAGGACGTATGATTGCCGTGTTGGCATTAAACGCCCCGTTGCTGGCCACTGTATAGGCCCCGAATACCGTCATGGCTAGGTTTTGCAGGAACAATTCAGACACCTTATTGAGTGTCTTAACATCCGGCATGGCAAACAATAACGGCCCTACCCCATACGGGAAGCCTGGCACCTTCATCCAACGCGGGGTCAGACAGATCGCCTCACGGTATTTACGTTTGGCAATGACTTCTTTTGTCGTGACGTGGATAACCTCATAACGCCATTCAAACGTCGCGTTATCCTTGTACAGGCATTCCATTAATTTGACCTTGGACGTAGGGTCATTTCGTGCCTGATCAGATAATTGTTGAGGCAGTTTAACCCCAAATTGGCGATAGGTCGGTTCAATCAGTTCAGCCGACATATCAACGTCTTTGTAGATCGCGCCAATATCGCCGAACGTACCCTCTTCTAAACCGTATTGACTGATCGGCGTCGCAATACAGTTGATTGGCTGGTTTTCATCACCCTCAAAAATCCACATGGCCCCGGTGCCGATACCCCAATCAAAGGCCATTTCTGCAAAGGCAGTCCCAAAGTTTGACGCATGAATGTACGAGAAAACGGTCTTTGTAATGTCATCAAGGGGCTGTTGTGCCTGTTCGCGTAATTCTTCATCCATGCCCGGCCCGGCCTTGATCTCCGCCCAACGCTGAAACACAGGGGCAAAGTTGGCTTGCAGGGTATTAACAAAGTTATTGGCGGCAATGCACCCCGTACTATCAAATGTCTTTGTCGGACGGTTGATTGTACCGGATTGCGTGTTTTGGGTGTTGAACGTATTGCGATATGGTAACAGGTATTCGTACGCGTCTTCATACATCGACCGATTAAGATCGCGCATTTGAATAGCCTTATCAGCCCGTTTGAGAAGGTCTTCTGGTTTACGACTTGCCATTATCAGCCCAATGTTTCCCGACGGATGCCAGTTTCAAGGCCCGTCAATAAGGTGTTACCGCCAGCACCACGGCCAGAACGGGCGCGGGTGCGGGATGCCTGCTTCGATCTAGACAGTTCAGCCGCGCTTTGCTCTTCTTGCAATAACCGAGCCTCTTTTTCAGACGCCAACTTCTCTTGTTCAGCAATTGCCTCTTTATTTACGCTTGGTCCCTTCATCGTTCACCTTCCTTTTGTTCAATTATGCCGAAATCGGGGTCACGGTGTAAAGTGAATTCGATCTTTGTTCCAACAGATAATAGGTGATCATGCAACTGTTTTGGGGTGATGACCCGCCACTTCCGGACATTCAGCACGTCTTTTATAACCGAAACGCACGAATAGACCACATGAAAGTTAGTTTTCCACAGGATTTCCACAGGCTTGACGATCTCAACCGCCCCGACGATTTCTTGCCCGACCGTTGCCGCCGATAGGAACGTGTAGGGGTCAAGGTTTGACCAAAAATGCTCAACGTATAAATGATGACCGCGCGGGTTGATCACCACGTACCCACAATCAGATAGGCCAAATAACCAGACATGCGCCCACTTCCTACCTGTCAATAATTGCCAGAAGTAAAACCCGTGATCGGGGGCTTGGGACACAAATACGGCGATCCAATGCCGCATACCTACCTGATTATCTAAAAGACCGACCATGACGTATCCGCCGTTATTGATTGCATACTTTGCATCTGAAGGCCTTGTTTATCATCTGAAATAAGGTTGGCAAATGTCAGGGCGCACGCATCGGCCAAATCAGGTGAATGACCAATCTCTGAAATAATATCTTCTTTTTCAAGTAAGACCATCTGATTGTTGGCCGTGTATTTCTTGACCTTAATCGCTGACAATTCAGCCTGTAACTGGTCCGCGTCCTTCTGATCAAGCATGATAGACACAGGTGGATCATTGAACCAATCGAGCATCAACCCGTACATCTCCGCCCGTTTGTTATAATACCGATCAGGATACATGACATCCCGCGACCCGAATGCGATACCACGGGCACATCTGGCATAACCAGCCCCGACGATAATGTCCAACACCCCGACGCCCAGGCCGCCCGTGTCAATATTTACCCGCGCTGGGTTGTGGCGACGTATCAATTCCAACACCCTATCGGCACTCTGGTCAATGCGCATGGGTGGGATCGTGATGGCTTGGGCGATTGTCCTGCCCTTACGTAACACGATCTTAAATTGGTCACCACCTTGACGCGCGGGGTCAATACCCATGATCAAAGGAGGCTCCTTGATAACGGCAGGCGCGGGTGTATTCCTAGCCCGGATGACAAGATTTGACTTAATCAACGCGTCGCGGTCCGAGTTTTCAAATGCCTCTTGCGCGTTAAATGGGTACTCACGTTTAAACCGCAGGTCATCGCCCTGAAAGTCATTATCCGTCTTTGCACGTCGCCAGGCCAGGTGCCCCAGTGTCAACCCATCCTTACCGTATACAGCCAGAAGTTCGTTTTCGGCCTCATTTGGCATGAAATCAACTGGATCACGTGTATATTCTTCTTGCCAGTACCATGGGACAAAGATGAAGATAAAATCACCTTTTCCAGATTGAGCTTGCATAGATGCCCTGTGAAAATAATTATTTTGACCATTTGCGGTACTTTCAAGAATTATTTCGGTGCCGGGCGCATCGGGAACCGTCTGCATTAACCCGGCCGCATGATCATCACAATTGGGAGAATACGCTACTTCTGACCAATGGACCATCTGGTATGTCGCTGATCGGCCCAACCCGTCACCCGTTCCCGCCGTTCCGACCTTGTACCCCGAATGAAGGATTGGGAATACAAGTTCCTTAGCATTCGATGCACCGAGCGTGGGAAGATATAGCGGGTAACTGGCTGTCTCATGATATGTTTTCACCATCTTGAAAAGGTTACCGGAGGCCGTAGCATCATGGGCAAATATGAATACCTGGATCCCTAGATTGGTCGCAACCTTATGAAAGAACCGCGCGGATACATAGGTGGACATACCCTGCTGACGGCCCTTTAAGATAATAGCACGGACCTTGCCCGTCTTGCGCCTTTGTTCTTCTAACCTATGATGGACGTATAATTGGGCCTTATTCATCTTGAACGGGGCGATTTGCCCGTTTTTCTCGCGGATATGCAACTGGACTTGCAAATATAACTCAAGGTCGTCCAGGACATCTATATCATCCGGCCGTAACATCATCACCCCGACGCTTGCGCATTTCCTGGATCATATCTTCGTACTTCTCACCCACGCGCCGCGAATTGTCGTCAAACATCCCAAGCATACGGGAGAGACTGTCCAGGCTTTTTTGTTTATCATAGAACATGACTTCCAAAAGCCCATCGCCAGTCTTTTTAAACCCACGGATAGCCGCGCGGTAATTCTTTGGAACCTCATCCATGGACTTGACGGTATACCCAAACGTTGATACCCCATCATGGACCATATCAATCAGAGCGAAGGCAATTGACGAATGTTCTTCTATGATCCTTTTTGCCAGATAGTCACGATCAGAAAGTTTCCGTTCCATCTCAATCTCAACGGCTTTCTTGACCTTAGGCTCTTTTAGGAGTTGACACCCACACACGGCGGCAACATCTGGTTTCATATCTTTGTCTTTTGCGACTGCCTCAATATATGCGCGTGTGACATTAAACCTAAGATCATAACAATATAGGATGACAAATTCTTGATGTTCAGGCTTTAAATTAAGCCCCTCGAACTGTGGATAGTTTGGGTAATCTGTTGCCTTAGGCATCTTTATACTCAACAGGCGCGCCAACGCGACGCAGTAAATGAATGAAATCTCTAACAAAGGCGGTTATGGACTGCCCGTGTTTTAATGTTTGAGCGGCCCGGTGCTTTCCAGAATGGCATGTAAACCTGACACCCTCATCGTCTTTTCTAATCTCGATGGCCTCGACCTTGCATTTATACAAGTGATTAACGACTTTTGAAATAGGCGTCGGGAATACTGTTACGTTAGCCATATTATTCTATAAAACACTCGATTGGTTTTAGGTCATCTCTATCCATATACCAAGACCCCGATTGAATTGGGTCATGGTCTGTTGCAATTTTGCAACACTTTAAAAACCCATCTTTGGTTTCAAAGCCGATCAAATCAACATCTGTCCCTAGTTTATCAGAATTATAAGGATCGACAATACAAAAAACGAGTGCATCAAATTCAGACGTGTCATAATATTTAGTTTTGTCCGCGCCCCAGATCAGAGACCTGGCCCGATTGTTTATGGTTGACTTCACATCAAACCGACGGCCCAGCTTGTCCATAACGTCGTATCCGTCATCAAACTTTCCGATCACCCACTTTACAGCATAGTTAGGATCTTCTCCTAGGAAATAGGCCAGGGCGACCTCTGCAATTTTGCTTGTAAAGAATTGGGCGGCCTCTTTGTTGACGCGCCCCCCATAAACCATCCGCCCGCCCGCGCGTTCGGCTTCTTTCGAGTATTTCCGGCATACATCAACCCATTCAGGCGGAACCGTGACTTTCATGTCTTACACATCCACATAAAGATCGCCGTTTAACATTCGCCGGAGCCGTCGCCGGAGCCGTAGCCGTCGCCGGAGCCGTAGCCGTCGCCGGAGCCGTAGCCGTAGCCGGAGCCGTAGCCGGAGCCGTAGCCGGAGCCGTAGCCGGAGCCGGAGCCGTCGCCGGAGCCGTAGCCGGCTCCGTAGCCGGAGCCGGAGCCGGAGCCGGAGCCGTAGCCGACTTTACAATCATGGTTATGATGCTTAATCTTCAATAAATTTTTCAAAGCTTTTCTCCGCGATGGTTGTAGTTGGAATAAATTCAATGGCGTTTGTCAAATAAACTTCGTTAGTTTTATTCAGACGACCACCTTTAATCCCGTTATTCGCAACAGCAGAAAGTGACAGCCCCCCGCCCTCCCATTTCCAAAGACGTAAAGCGTCTTTTAGTTGGACTTCCATGCCATCAACTGCAACCACATCTCCGATGTGAACACCCGCAGAGTATGTGCGGATTAAACAGCGCTTACCAAGCATTGGATGGGCTGATTTGCTAATCACTCCCCTACCGTTAAATAGGGCAGCAAGTTCTTTGATTTCTCCGATAGTCAGGTCGTTAATTGCCATGATATTACTCCTTGTTGGCAGGTTGATAATAAAGATCGCCGTATTTGGTTTTGATATCGTCGATGGCGCGGTTATAAACGTTATCAATCGCATTTGTAAAAACAGCACTTGTTTCGTTTGATTTAAACGCCACGCTCCCTGTAGTCATTTGTTTTTTCATACCGTCCAAATCAACACGTTTATATTCTGGCTGCGAGACACATTTATTTCCATCATGTTGGAAGGTATGTAAATGTTTTGCGCTAGCCCAAGCAATTAAAAGACCTGCAAGGCGGTATGCATCTGCTCGGTCAATAGTTGTCCCAAGATTTATTTCATCTTGTAACCCATCATGTGGTGATTGAAGAATTATTAAATCGTTGTCGCAGCTTGTCTTTATAGTTAAAGGGCAACATTCAACAGGTATAACAATTTCACCAACATTATCACTGAAGAAGTGGTGCCCAATCATGACCCATTTCTTTAAAATATCATCGTCTTCTTTTGAAACGATATTATCATCTACTTGGTTGCAGTCATGCGAGACTGGAATTTCAATTATATTGTCTTTTTTTGGCTGTGATCGTTCAAATTTAGTACCATCTAACCTTTCATCTTCCGTCATAACTTTATCCTCTCCTCTAATAATTCGTAACACTGATCAAATTTAAGTTTGCCATCGTTGTAGGTGTTCACAGATATCTCACGAACCCCTTCATACTTTGAAGCTGAACCAACCCATTACATGTTTTCACGTATGAAATGCAATTTCCAAGTTTCTGGTATCATCTCAAACCTTCCTTTCTTTTTGCAGGCCTTGTTTTATAAGCGGCAACATCTGTGTTAATCTTTGCTCAATACAGAGTTCAACTAACTCGATTATACTTTTTGTCATTACTTTCGAAAGTTCTGCCACAATTTCCTTATCAGAGCGTTTCATTTAAATTCTCCATGCACGGCTTATTGCGACAATCGCAATTAATGCCGGGAAAAATATAAAACCACAGATAAAACCAAGCCCAAATCCAATATATTCCATCATCTCAAACCCACTTCTGTAATTCGGCGTATGCGCGAGCTGATCTCCAGCCGTGTATAAAATTTTGCGCTATTTTTTCATTATCCCATTGACGAAAAGCTGTACTCATTGGGATGCCATATAATTCTTTGAAAGATGCCTCCATTGCTTGCTTGTCATCAATCACCGTAACCCGTGGCGATTGCAGGGAGGCGCGGATTGTGTCTATAGTTTTTTCAGAAAGCTGAAATGTTTCTCGACCATCGAATGTTCTATCAAAACCAATAAAATTATCCAACGCCGCTTGTCTCTCGTCCGCGTTACTTAATTTTTCACAAGTAACGTTTTCGGTGGTTTTTGTTATTAAACGTTCAAACGCCTCAACACACCCCGGATATACCGTTCTTGTATGGTATACGGACAACGCTAAGCGCACGAGGTCGATATCTTCTTTTGATATTTCCATCATTTACCTCTTTTACCTGCTAAAATTTCAGATATGCGGCCCTGGTTTACACCAAAGGCGTTCGCTATTTCTTTGTAAGATGCCAAAGGCATGATCTTGGCGTATGACCGGACCCTTGATGCGAGCTCATCCGTTACTTTTACGGCCTTTATCTTTGCCTTCCGGACCGGAGAACGTCTTATTGTTTCGGCCGCAAGAAATTCAATCTCTTTTGATAAAACCAAAAGTCTTTCACGGATTTCCGGTATAGTTAATTTCATTATAACCCCCAAATTAAACAAATAATTATCATAATACCGCAAATGGTAATACAAGTGAAAATTACACCCTCTTGAAACCCATAAACATGGGTCGCGTCTGTTTTTAAATTATCATTGGCGGGCCGGATAAATTTTTCCAAATCTTTTGCCCGTTGATATGCAAGGAATTGTTCGCGGGTCATCAATCAATCCTTTCTTCTTTTTTAACGCATTTCGTGAATGATTTGGTCATCATATCGATTGACGTGGCCGCATTCAGGCACGCGTCAATCGTTTCGTATCTGTTCAGGTCAATTGTATAAGTCGAGCTAGGGCCGAGTGATACAACAAACAAAATATAAAATGTTTTTATCATTTTAATGCCTCCTTAACTGCCTCAAGTTGTTTATTCAGCTTTTCGATCAGTTCTTGCAATTCGCCAATTGTTTTCTTGCGAACGTTTAAAGTTTCGATTATTGCCTCGACTGCTTTAATTTGTGTATTTTCCATTTTACCACCCGCACACTTCTGGCCCGTGACCAACAGCCACACAGGCGAAAGACATCGCCCATGAAAACACAAAGAACGAAACTACCAATAAGACCGCCCCAACCATCATTTTTATTTCATTTGAAATCATTTTAAAATCTCCTTTTCTGTTCCAACGATATGATATTCACACACTTTGGAGGGAGTGTCAATACATTTTTTTATGTTTCATTAAAAATCTTTATCGTGTATTCCATCCTAGGGTTAATCTTATCAAACGCGGCCCGCCGGATCGTAAACGCATCAATCAGGTAATCATCAAGGATAATACCGACCCCCACCAAAAAGTCAGTCGCCAGCTTTTCAAAGTTCATAATATCGCGCGGCCTTGAGTTATCTTTAAAAAAAATATCAACCTCGACGTGATAGAATGGGCGATCCGTCGGCGGCATCCCGTAAATAGCCGCCAATAATATTTTCGGGATACTTGACCCGATGGCAGACGCGGGATTTTTTTGAACATAGGCACGGATCAAATCATCCTTCTTTTTATTCATAATACGGATGTGGCCTTCTATTGGCTTAGGGAGGCCGTACATTGAGTTTATAGCGTCGACGCTAAATTGTACCGCCCTCTTGCTCTTAACGCGCCCAGCCCCCCCCATTTTGTTCGCATAGGCTGAATTAACCGACGGTGGGATCGGTAGACTGATTTTTATCTCTTTCATCAGGTTTCTTTCCATATTTATTAATTAAATACAAAATCGACGTATGATAGCGGTTCATCGCCTCGCCAATCCGTTTGAGGCTATAACCTTCATTACGCAACTGACAGGCAATCGCCGCCCTGGCTTGAACCAAATCACGATCACGGCGAACACCAAGGATCTGCG